GGCGACCTCGCTGGGGACGCCGATGCTGTCCAGCGTCGATCCGAGGGCGGCGATCTGGGGCGCGGCGAGGCCGGCGACCTTCCCCAGCGGGCCGATGCGGGTGATGATGTCGGTGACGTTCGCCGCCTTGCCGCCGAAGGTGTTGGTCAGGGCGTTGACACGGTCGCCCAGGGCGACGACGCCGGCCTGGGGCAGTTCGAACGCGGTGCGCCACTTCGCCATCGTTTCGCCGGCAATATCGGCGGTCATGTCGAAGGCCACGCCCATTTCGGCCGCGTCGTTGGTGAATTGCAGCAGCTGCTCGCGCTGGTCGCGCATGGGCTTGCCGAATTTGTCCATGCCGACGCCAGCGGCGCCCGCTGCGGCGGCGATGGTGGCGAGTTCGTTCGCCGCCATGGGAATGCGGTCCTCCATGTCAAGGAAGTCGGTCGACATGCGCTCGATTGCGGGCGCGGCCATGTTCGTGACTTTGGAGACGTCCGCCATCGCGCTTTCGAGGGACATGGCCTGTTTGGTCGCGGCGACGACCGGGACAGCGGCGGCGGTGCCGGCGGCGATCATGCCCAGGCCGACGCCCGTCGCCTTGCCGCTGATGTCGTTCAGCTTTTCTGAATTGCGCTTCGCCTGCTCGACCTTCTCCAGCTGGGCCGTCTGCTGGCGCAAGGCCTGGTTGGCATCATGGACGCGGTTCGCCAGCCTGCCTTCATGCCCAGCCAGGTCCGCGACGTCGATGCCGGCGGCCGACAGCTTGGCGGACAGCTGCTGAAGTTCGGTGCCGCCGGCGTCGAGCCGCGCCGCCAGCTGGGCGGTATGGCGTTCGGCCTTCTCGAATTCCATCCGCAGCTTCTTCGTCGGGCCTTCGGTCGCGGCGATCTGGTCGCGCAGGGCGGCGACGCGCTGCTGGGCCGCCTCATAGTTGCGGGTATCGTCCGCGAACCGGCTTTCCTTCACCTTGTAGTTGCTGACCTGCTTTTGCAGGGCGTTGAGGGATTTCAGCTGCTTTTGCGTTTCCGCCAGGTCGCGGCGCGCGGTGGCCGACGCGCCGGTGATCTGTTTCAGCGGCGCGGTAACGCGGTCCAGCCCTTCAAGGATGACCTGCAATCGAAGGTTCTTGTCAGCCATCAGCGCTTCTTGGTCTTCGGTGTTTCGGGGGGCCTGGAGCGTTTCGCGGCCTGGTCGCGCCAGGCCATGAGTTCGGACAGGTCCATCCCGTCCATGGATTGCGGCGGCCAGTGAAAGATGACCGCCACGTCCGCCATCGCGTCATCTACTGATCGAGGGCATCCATGCGCTGCGACTTCTGCAACAAAAAACCACCGATTTCCGCGCCGCATGCGAGCAGGTCCGCCGGGTCGAGATTGCTGGCTTCGGCTTCGGAAATGGGCGGGGTTGAAATGCGGGGCAGCAGCTTGGTCAGGGCATCGACCTTCAGCTGGCCCAGGTCGACCAGGGAAAGGCCGCGCAGTTCGCCCGACTTGGGCTTGCGCAGCTGGAGGGTGGCGATCGTCTGTTCGCCGCGCTCGATCGGCGTGTCGAGCGTGACGGTGCGGAACAGGGGTGCGTTGGTGTCGCTCATGAGAAATTCCCGGTGATGATGGGGAGAGAGGTTGCCCGACGCGACGCGCCGGGCAGTTGGGATCAGAACATGCCGAGGGAAGCGCGCTGCTGCGCCATCAGGTCGACGCCATTGACGATGAAGACGCCGTTCAGCGGATCATATTCGATCTCGGTGCGGCCATTCCAAACCAGCTTGAAATAGGCGAGCGTGGTCGTGACCTTGAATTCGCCGACCTCGCCCACTTCTTGGTCGCCCATGTCGACTTCGTTGTGGCGCCCGCGCACGATGACCTCGACCGTGTCGGTCGCGCCGGTGTCGTCCTTCTGGTGGAAGCCGACCCAGCGCAGATAGACGCCGTTGACCAGCAGGACGCCAAACTGGCGCAGGATGTCGCGCATGGGACCGCCGAAGGTGGAGGCCATTTCCAGCAAGCCGTCCATGCCCATGTCGATGCCGATGGCACCAGGCATGCCGCCGCCGCGCCATTCCTCGATCTTGCGGGTGAGCGGGGGCAGGGTCACGGTCTTGACCTCCCCCATGTAATTCTGGCCTTCGTTGAAAAGCATCATGTTCTTGAGGACGCTGGGCAGTCCCATGGCTTGCTCCTATGCAAATGAGGGGAGAGAGGCGGGCCGGTCAGCTGTTGCCGGTCAGCAGGCTCGCGAAGTCCGCGAAATAGCTGTCGGTAATGCGCTGGTTGAAACCGAGCTCTTCCAGCGGCGGCGGGACCGTAAAGTCATAGTCGATCCGCAGCTTGCCGGCCTTCAGGCTGGCGGTGCTGTTGCTGGCTTCGTCAAAGCGGGCATTGGCGCCCAGGATGACGCCGGCGGCCTTCAGCTGGAGGAAGAAGCCGTTGATCGTCTCTACAATGTCGCGGGCCAGCGCCGGCGTGATCGGCTTGTCGATCGCCCAGATCATACCGTTGACGACGGTGTCCGCGATCAGCTGGGCGACGCGGGTCGTGCTTTCGAAGACGAACTGGCTTTCCGCCGGCGCCGTGGTCCGGTTGCCCCAGAAGCGATAGCCGCTGTCGGTGCGGATCAGTGCCGTGATTTCCTTGGCATTCAGCTGGCCCGCCTCGCTGCTCGCGTCCTCGATATCCCAATAGATGTCCTTGGTCAGACCGACGACGCCCTGGACCTCGTAATTGGATAGGGTTTTGTGCGGCCCCACTTCCTCATCGATCCGGGCGCGGAGGCCCATAGCGCGCGCAGCGGCAAAGCTGGCGATGTTGGCGGCCGACGCGGTATCGAATGCCAGGAAGTCGGGATAGAGCAGCATCAGTTCGCGCGCGCTGAAATTGGCGCGGAACAGGATCGCGTCGGCCGTTGTCTCGCCGACAAGGCGGGCATAGGCGAAGCCGCGCAGCTTCTGGGCGATGACGACCAGGGCGGCGATTACCGCCTGCGTCTCCAGACCGGGGGCACCGATGATCTTCGGCTTCACGCCCAGCTGCGCCTGCGCGGCCAGCAACGCCTGCATGCCGGTCTTCTGCCCGTCGGCGTCAGTGGTGCCGATGACATTGGCGGCGGTGCCGGCAGCGTCAGCACCTTCCTCGACGCGGACGACTATGACGACGGGGCGGGCCTGGTCCGCAATAGCGCGCAGGGCGATGGCAAGGGTGCCATCGACGCCGGCCTTGCCGATCGCCGTTTCGATATCGGTGATGCGGACAGCGCGGTTCAGCGGGAAGGTGTCGGCGTCGGCGTCGGCCGCCGTTGCGACCAGGCCGATGATAGAGGTGGAAACAGCGGTCAGGGTACGGGCGCCCTCGCTGATTTCGGTAAGCGTGATCCCATGTTTGAAGGCCATGATCGGCTCCTTGGTTGGAAAGAGGGGCTAGACGGAAAGGGGAATGGAGAGGCGGACGAGGGCGTTGGTGGCGCTGGTATCGGTGCGGGTCGCATCGATCGTGATGGTGGCGGAGCCTGGGCGAGCGCCCGTGACCAGGCCGACGCGGCGCAGGCGGATGCGATTTTCCCAACGCGAGAGCGCGACAGCGGTCGCAGCATAAAGGCGCAGGATGTTCGCCTGCGTCATGGGCTGGTCGATCAGTTCAGGCAGCAGCGAGCCATATTCACGGCGACCGACGCGCGATCCCATCGGCGTGCCCAGGATGTCGGCCACCGATTGCCTGATATGGTCGAGGCCGTCGAGAACCGCCCCGCTGATGCGCGCCATGCCAGCCATCAGACGGGCGCTCCCGTCTGCGCTCCGCCGGCCTGGACGCCACTATGCTTGTGGCTCTTGAGGCTCTTGCCGCCGCCCAGGACGTCGTCAGACGCATCCACGGTGCCCGCGACATTGACGTTGCCGTTGATCGTCACATCGCCGTTGATGGTGGCGCCGCCGGGTGCGTCGATCGTCGCGGTCCCACCATCCGGCAGGGTAACGGCCAGCGCATGCGCAGCCTGGTCATAGGCGATGACCGCGCCGTCTGCGAATTCCAGATGGACGATGTCCGGATTGGTGGACGGCGGCGGACAGGCGTCGGAATAGAGGCCCAGCACGACAAAGGCGCTTGCCATGTCGCCTTCGGGGGAGAGGATGACGCACTGTTCCCCGACAGTCGGGGGCGACCAGCTGCGGACACCGCCGGCGCGTTGGGCGATCCATGGCAGATCGCCGGTCGTGATGTCGCCCGTTTCGACGGTGCAGGTCGCGTTGGCATGGTCGACCGATGCGATGGTGCCTAGCTGGATGACCTGCCCGGTCAGCTGTTCATGATCTTGAGATTGCGCCATGGGCGGACCATGGCGTGCGGCTTCCTGTGTTTCGCTGGCCTGCATTTGTAGAGGCGGCCTCTACAAATGCGGGTGATTGTTTGCTGCCCTTTGTTGGCTCGCCTTTACGCCGCAATGTCAAAGATGGGTGGTTTGCGGACTATCGGTTTATGTGCTGGGATTTGGGAAAGCAGCCGTGCTCACCGGTGTCAATGGTCAACTTGCGAAGCTACACTTCCAGTGCGCCAGAATGTCGAAACCAAGTCTACTGGAAAAGGTCCAAAATGGAACCCGGCTGGCGAGCGCGGCCTCGGATCATTTGGCTTTGAAGTAAACTGCTTAACTCGATATTCGCCAACGGCAGTAACAAAATCAGACAGGCCCGGCCTTAGCCGATCTGCCTGCTGAGTGCACCAAGACGAGAACCTCTCCATGTCAAGATCATGAAGCAGAGAATTCGTGGCGATCAAGGCGCAAGCAAATTCCACTCCTGGCCGGCCATAATCCCTTTTACCTTGATAGCGTAGCGCGAGAAATGTCCCGTCAGCATACCAAGCATAACGCCATAGAGGTGGTTTATAGTCCCGGAATTTTCCTCGAACTAAACTTGATGTCGTCGACTGGTCAATTTCAACGCCACGAAGCAAATTCTGAAATAAGAGATCCGGTTGTTCGGTTGCGTAAATACGAACCTTAGCGCCGGACGGTCCAGGTAGCTCTTCCGATCCGATCGGAATGGCCTTATCATATCCGGCGCTGCCCCAACCGCGCTCCTCAGACGCACGGCATGATCGCGCTGCTATCTCGGTAACCGCTTCAATCGGCAGTCCGTCGCGCAATCCCGATGTAGGTATATCTACCCTGCAAATAACTCGCGTCGAATAGCGAGCCGATACAATGATTAGCGCGTCACGGTAGACCAACTGCACTTGACTATCTTCAAACGACCCATCTTGAAATAATGGCTTGCCGTGATCGACTTGAGCGGCCTGTACAACTGAATTAAATGTAACAGCTTGTTCTTTTTTGAATTCTTGAGATGCGTCATCTGGCACGGGATAACCACGCACTTGAACGGCGCGCCCCAAAGCTATGAACGGATGCCACTCCTGAGCTGCCAGGCTAGGAGCCGCCGCAGCGATGCCGAGAGCAAACAGGAGACGGGTGATGCCGGACTTATTCATCACGACATCATCAGGGAAACAACACAAAAGGGCAATGTCTGGTATCAGGTCATATATGCGCCGTTCTAAACGGCAACCAATGGTCGCAAGGAGACAGGCCCCTTTGGAAGTGCACATGGGGGCGGCCCGAAGGCCGCCCGACCTGATTAGAAGGAAATCGGCTCGGCCGTGAATGCATTGGCGAACTGACCCGGAATCATCGAAGCCGATCTGCCGCTGACCAACATGGACCCAAAGAGAGCCGCTGCCGTGTTCCCCTTACCTTCCTGACGATGGATGCCGCGCATAGCGAAAGCGTGTCCGCCGACCGTCACAGTATCAAAATTGACTTCAAACTTGCCCGATTTCCCGCCGATGGCTTTGCCCGTTTTCCATTTGATGGTGCCTTGAACCTTCGATCCGCGAGGAATTGCAACGTCACTTCCTACGGTGATGTCATTCACCACGGAAAAATAGACCTTGTCGCCCACCTGGACCTTCTTCGAGCTGATCTCCTCGTCCGGCGTAACCGACACAAGGGTGCTTGCTGGCAAGGTACGAACTACCTGTGGCGCAGCAACAGGTGCGGCCGAAGCCTGAACGGCATCCTGTGCAATTGCAGACGTAGAAACGACCGCGGCGAATGCCACGGCTGAAGCAATTTTCAACATCAATTTACCCCCTGCTAAAATTAGCAGCCATTTCATGCGCTTGAATTCCAGATTCGTCTAGCTGCATCTACCCATATTCCATCTGGCAGCATGAGCGTGCGGGAAGGCAGCGCCCATCGAGTGATCTGTTGGTCGATTGCAGACTGGCCATGGTGCCCCCGCACCGTCAGATGCAGGGGGCGGCCCCTCAGGCGTCGTTGGCGGGCAGCGGGAAATTGCTGATCAGCACCTCGCCCGCATTGGTGGGCTTGCTGCCGATGCTGTACGTCGTGTCGATCGCGGCGATCGAGAAGGCGGCGAAGGTATCGCGCACCCCTC